CAGACAGATTTTAATTGAAGAAAAGGCCAAGGAAGTATTAGGCGAGCCAGACTCTTCCTCCGAAAGACATAGAGATGAACCTCAGCCGCAGTATGACGTGGAAGAAGATGCAGATGCTGAGGAAGAAGAGGATCAAGATGAAGCAAGCACGGTAGGCGGCATGGGCGCCGGCCTTGGTCCCGCAATGCCTTTAGCCTATGATCCGGAAAAACCTGCTTATAATCCGTACAAAACAAAAAACAAGAAATAAGTCTGTACATCCGATTAAGCTCCTGTATACTATTATGTCAACGCAAGTTGGCAGTCAACATAGTAATAAACATTTAAACATTTAAAGGAGATTTAATCATGGCTATTGACTTTAACGCACTACGCAAGAAGCTCGGGCAGCTGTCTGGAAACAACTCTAAGCGCATGCGCTCTTGGCGACCCAAGGAAGGTGAGGAGTACAATGTACGAATCATTGCCTTCCCAGATAACGATGGAAACCCATTTCAAGAGCGTTACTTCTACTACAACATTGGTAACAACCCTGGGCTGCTAGCACCATATCAGTTTGGAAAGCCAGATCCTATTCAGGAACTTATCACTAAGCTTCGTGACGAAGGATCGAAGGAGTCTTACGAGTTGGCTAAGAAGCTCTATCCAAAGATGCGTAGCTATGCTGCAGTAATTGTACGCGGAGAAGAAAGCGAAGGTGTTCGTCTCTGGGCATTTGGCAAGACCGTATATCAAAGCCTTCTGAACGTTATGTTGGATCCTGACTATGGAGACATCACTGACATTAAGGAAGGTCATGACATTAAGGTCATGTGTACAAAGGCTCCTGGGATGAAGTGGGCAACCACTGATGTTCGGCCTCGTCCGAAGTCAACCCCGCTTGGAACTGCAGATGACGTTAAGAATTGGACGGCAAACCTTCCAAACCTTGACGACTTCTTCCAGCTTGAGTCTTACGAAAAGTTGGAGAACATCATCAACAACTGGCTCAACGATGGTACCGAAGAGCAGGAAGAAGTAGAGCATCGTACCGAGACGAAGGCAAAGACTACCGATAGTGGCAAGACCTTCAACAAGATCGATGACGCTTTTGCAGACCTTGAAGATTTCGATCTTTAAGCCTTGATTAGAGGAATATTTCTCACTAAGGGAGCCGACTTCGGCTCCCTTTTTTATTCCAAAATCTTTGTACAATGACCACCGACGAATTAAATTAATACAACTGAAGGAGTTAATTTATGGCTAAGAAAAACACTGCTGGCGATTTTACGTCAGACCTCATTAAGTCCCTGAATAAGGAGCACGGAAACAGGATTGCATACAATCTTGCTTATGACGACAGTCCTACCCACGTAAACCGTTGGATTAAGACTGGTTCAAGACAGCTTGATTACATGGTAGCTGGGAAACCGAACGGTGGACTACCTGAAGGTCGAATCGTAGAAATCTTTGGGCCGCCATCAATTGGTAAATCTCATATTGCTATTCAGATTGCCAAGAACACCCAGGAAATGGGAGGCATTGTCGTATACATCGATACCGAGAACGCAACGTCTGTGGACAACCTGGCGGCGTTAGGCGTTGACATCCAACGCCGCTTCGTTTATGTTGATACTCACTGCACTGAAGAGGTCCTTTCAATTGCTGAAAAGACTATCCTTCGGGCAAAGGCTCTTCAGAAGGATGTTCCCATTACGATCATCTGGGACTCCGTTGCTGCCACCTCTCCAAAGGCCGAACTTGTTGGTGATTACGACAAGGAGTCTATCGGCCTCAATGCTCGTGTGATCTCAAAGGGTATGCGAAAGATCACCGGCGTTATCGCAAACGAAAAAGTATTATTTATCTGTCTCAATCAAATTAGAACAAAAGTTGGAGTTATGTATGGAGATCCTACTACTACACCCGGAGGTAAGGCAATCCCTTTTCACTCATCTGTACGAATCAAGCTGGGTGCTGGACAACAAATCAAAGACAAGAAGGGGAATATTGTCGGCATTAATGTTTCCGCAAAGACAATCAAGAACAAGGTAGCTCCTCCGTTTCGGACGTGTAATTTTGAGATTCACTTTGGCAAGGGTATCTTTGAACATGAGCAAAGCTTTGACGTTCTTCGTCGATTCTGTAAGGAGCAAGGCCCCGTTAGCTATGATGAAAAACTTGTTTCTATTGAAGGCACTGGTGCTTGGAAAACCCTCACTGTTCAAACAAGCTCTGGAAAGTCTATTTTAGAAAAGAAGTTCTACAAGACTGAGTTTGGAGAAGTGGCTTCTGATCCCGAGTATTCTAAGTACGTTGATGCAGTTTTTAATGCAGCATACGCAGACGTAATGGGCAACTCTCAGGCCGCCAACCTTGATACAGAATCCTATGAGGAAGTAAGACAGGTTGCCCTTGATATTGCTGATGATGATTTTGTTAACCCGGAGTAAACATGACAACTTTGATTATTGATGCCATGAACATTTTTGTTCGTTCTTACGTGGTCGTACCTAGCATGAGCGAACATGGGCATCACGTAGGTGGAACACTTGGATTCCTAAAGTCTCTAGGTTCGTACGCTAGGAAGTTCTCGCCTGATAGAATTATTGTTGTTTGGGAAGGGGGAGGCTCACCCCGCCGCCGAGCGCTTCTAAAGGAGTACAAGGCTAACCGAAAGCCCGTACGCCTTAATAGGTCTGATATCTATGAAGACATCCCAGATACCAAGGAGAATTTCAACTATCAGGTTGCAGCAACGACAAAGCTTTTGGCTCATACCGTTGTAGAGCAGATGTATGTTTCAGACTGCGAAGCAGACGATGTTATTGGTTATCTGGCTAAGAATATTCTTGACGAACAAATTATCATTGCATCTTCAGACAAGGACTTTTATCAGCTTCTTAGGGAAAATGTCTCCATGTATTCTCCGACTAAGAAGAAGATTATTACACACATGGACGTCCTTGAAGAACACGGCATCAGCTGTCCAAATTTTGCAACTGCTAGATGTTTTGTCGGAGACAGTTCAGATAATATCGATGGCGTGAAGGGCGTGGGATTGAGATCTCTAGCAAAAAGGTTTCCAACTCTAAGAAATGACGACTTCGTATCTTGCGACGACATAATTAATCTGTGTCGCGAAGTTCCAGAGAAAAAGAGAATCAAGCTACACAAGAATATTCTGGAATCAGAGTCTATAATTAAGAGGAATTGGAAGCTTATGTACTTGGACATTTCAAACCTTTCAGCAGATCAAGTGATCAAAATTAAGGAAAAGGCTCAATACAAACCACGAAAAGCAGATAAGATAGGCATGATTAGGAATCTGATCGAAGAAGGAATCAACATGCCAACCTCATTCGATCCACATAAATTCTTTCTAAATACAATCACAGCGAACAAGAGGTAACAATGAACGCCAGTGCAGTTTTCGAACTACAGGAAGCTGGTCCGTCTCATTTTAGTCAGTATGGAAAGGCCTTCCAGGAAAAGATTTTCCAGGGCCTGATTACTGATCAAGATTGGGCCAAGCAAATGTCAGAGGTAATGAAGCCCCATTTCTTTGACTTAAAGTATATTCAGTATCTAACAGATCGGTACTTTGCTTATTTTGAAAAGTATAGTTGCTTTCCAACAATGCAGCTTCTAATTACAATTATTAGAGAAGAGCTAACTGGCCTTGGAGCTGACGGGCTTCTAAGAGAACAGATCGTTGACTTTCTGCACCGTGTCCGAGCTAACCCTCATCCCGGAGACCTTAAGTATGTTAAGGATCGCACGCTAGACTTTTGTAAGCGGCAGGCCTTTAAGGAAGCTCTGGAGAAGGCTGTTGATCTGGTGACAGATGATAAGTTCGATTCTGTCATTGACCTCATGAAGCAGGCCGTATCAGTCGGCATGCCACACAGCGTCGGCCATGATTTCTTCGAAGACATGGAAGCACGCTTTCAGGAGATTGTAAGAATTACATGTCCGACCGGCCTCGAGTGCTTGGATACAAAAGAAATCATGGATGGTGGCTTAGGACGAAAAGAATTAGGCGTTGTGGTTGCCCCAACTGGTGTTGGTAAGTCTCATTGGCTTGTTGCTATGGGAGCAGAGGCAATGCGCCGTGGAAAGAATGTTGTCCACTATACATTCGAACTTTCTGAAACAGCCGTAGGAAAAAGATATGATGCAAACTTAGTAGGCGTAAACTCTAACTCCATTCGGGAAAATAGAGATAAAATCGAAGAATTTTATAAAAATAACGAAGACCTTGGTCGACTTATAATCAAAGAATACCCTACCAGGTCTTGCTCAGTCAACATGATTCGGAACCATATCGAGAAGCTTAAGCTAAGAGGTTTTATTCCTTCGATGATAGTTATCGACTATGCAGACATTATGAAGAGTTCGAAGTCTTATGATTCTATTCGTCACGAGCTTATGTTGGTTTACGAAGAGTTGCGACAACTTTCTCAAGACTTCAATCTCCCAATATGGACTGCTTCCCAGTCAAACCGAGCAGGTTCTGGCGCAGACGTTGTAGGGTTAGAAAATATGTCAGAAGCCTATGGAAAGGCAATGGTTGCAGATTGTGTTATCACTCTAGCTAGAAAGCCAGAGGAAAAATCATCTGGTCTCGCAAGACTTTTTGTAGCAAAGAACAGAGCTGGCCGAGATGGCCTGATCTTTCCCATTCGCATCGATACTTCGATGTCGACGTTCACAGCCCTTACCGAAGATGAAGCTCAGGAATTGGCACCGAAACAAAAGTTGAAACAAGCTTGGAATGATTTCAAGCGTGAGAAAAAGGATATGCTGCAATGAACAAGTACACTTATGACGAAGTCTATCAATCATCACTCGACTACTTCGACGGCGACGAACTAGCTGCTGGGGTTTTTGTTGGCAAGTACGCACTTAAGGATCTTAAAGGAAATTATTTTGAACAGAATCCGGATGATATGCATCGTCGACTTGCAAAGGAGTTCGCAAGGGTAGAAAGTAAGTACGACAATCCAATGAGTGAAGAACAGATCTATTCTCTATTCAAGGACTTTAAGTACATAGTGCCTCAGGGATCTCCAATGTCTGGTATCGGTAACAACTACCAGATTCAATCCATTTCCAATTGCTTTGTCATTGAATCTCCACACGACTCTTATGGCGGTATTCTCCACACAGACCAGCAGCAAGTCCAGATCATGAAGCGCCGTGGAGGAGTTGGCTTCGATATTTCTAACATTCGTCCTCGAGGACAAACCTGTGAAAACGCTGCCAGAACCACCGATGGCATCGAAGTCTTTATGGATCGCTTTTCCAACTCCTGTAGAGAGGTTGCTCAGGGTGGACGCCGAGGTGCACTGATGCTTTCTATCTCAGTACATCATCCACAGGTTATGGATTTTATCAAGATTAAGAAAGACCTTACAAGGGTCACTGGTGCAAACATTTCCGTAAGAGCATCAGATGAGTTCATGACTGCAGTTAAGGACGGCACAACGTATCAACAAAGGTGGCCAGTTGATTCTGAAAACCCTGAAATTTCGCAGGACGTTGATGCTCGAGAAGTCTGGGATGCTTTAATCGAGGGAGCTCACGCTTCTGCAGAACCAGGTGTTCTTTTTTGGGACACCGCCAAGCGTATGACACCATCTGACGTATACGAGGACGAAGGTTTTGGTTCTACGTCAACAAATCCTTGCGGCGAAATTATTCTCTCCCCTGGTGACTCGTGTCGACTGATGCTTGTTAACCTTACATCTTTTGTTAAAAATGCCTGGGAAGATAATGCAACTTTTGACTGGGGCTCTTATGGTCTTATGGTCCAAAAGGCTCAACGGCTTATGGATGACATGATCGATCTTGAGATTGAACAGATTGACAAGATTCTTTCTAAGATCGAAAGAGATCCAGAGCCTGATCACGTCAAACTTTCTGAAAAAGAACTTTGGGAGTTTATCAAGGCACAGGCGATTAGAGGCCGTAGAACCGGACTTGGAATCACTGGACTTGGAGATGCAGTTGCAATGCTGGGTCAGACCTACGGATCAGAAGAGTCTATTGAGACTGTTGAGGAAATCTACAAGTGGTTGGCCCTCAACTCCTATGACGAGTCTATTACATTGGCCAAGGAAAGAGGTTCTTTCCCAATTTGCGATGTCAATAAGGAAAGCGGCCATCCGTTTCTCGAGAGAGTATTAACTGAGCTTCTGCCTTCGAAGGTCGAAGATTATAGGAAGTACGGCAGACGTAATATTGCAAACACAACAACCGCTCCAGCCGGATCTGTATCGTGTTTGACTCAAACTACATCTGGGATCGAACCAGCATTCATGCTTTACTACAAGCGTCGTAAGAAGATTAATCCTAATGATGAAGCTGCCACCGTTGATTTTGTTGATGATCTAGGCGATAAGTGGACAGAGTACAATGTGTTCCATCACGGCTTCAAGGGCTGGATGGATAGTACAGATCCGGACTGTGACTGGGAAGCTGACGATTTAAGTGAAGCTGTTTCCCATAGTCCCTATGCCGGTGCAACCGCCAACGAGATCGACTGGCGCGCAAAAGTAAAGCTTCAGGCCGCTGCACAGAAGTGGATCTGTCATGCAATTTCTAACACCACAAACCTTCCAGCTGATATCGATGTAGATACGGTCAAAGACATTTACATGATGGGCTGGGAACTGGGCTGTAAGGGTGTAACTGTCTATCGAGATGGTTCAAGATCTGGTGTGTTAGTCTCTACGGATGATAAGCCAGAGCTCGAAACAATCGATTCTAGACATGCTCCTAAGCGGCCAGAAACATTAGATTGTGAGATTCACCATACCACTGTCAAGGGAGAACGCTGGGTTGTACTGGTCGGACTTCTTGATGGCAAACCATACGAGGTTATGGGTGGTCAGGCTGAGCTCATTGAAATTCCAAAGAAGTACAGCATGGGTAAGTTGACCAAGAGAAGCTATAAGACAACTGCCAATAAGTACGATCTAGCCTTTGGAGAAGTTGGAAGTGAAGTTGTTATCAAAGATGTAGTTTCTGTTTTTGATAACCCTAACCATGCTGGGTATACTAGAACCATCTCCCTAGCCCTACGCCATGGTGCACCTGTTCAATATCTTGTTGAACAGCTGCAAAAAGATAAGGAGATGGATATGTTCTCATTCTCCAAGTGTATTGCTCGTTGTCTAAAAAACTATATTGAAGATGGATCAAAAGCTTCAGTCAACGTCTGTACAAACTGCAATTCTGAAGATACAATAATCTACCAAGAGGGTTGCCAAACCTGCACCGCATGTGGATATTCAGCCTGCGGCTAATCAAACTTTAGCATTGGAGTTACAAATGCATTACACGGCAAAAATCAGCCCGCTAGTAAGAGAGCTCGAACTTAAGCACAATCCTGTTATCATTCGCGTCAATAAGTTTACAGAAGAGTCGGCAAAGGAATTTGCTGGTCAAATGGCGCTAGCACACAACACTGGTCAAAAGGTTATCCCTATTGTTATCGATTCTTACGGTGGCCAGGTGTATTCTTTAATGTCCATGATCGGCAATATTAAGGCAGCCGAACTTCCTATCGCCACGATTGTGGAGGGTAAGGCAATGTCTTGTGGTGCAATTCTTTTTAGCTTTGGCGAAGAAGGTATGCGTTACATGGATAAGGATGCGACGCTTATGATTCACGACGTTTCTTCTATGGCGTATGGAAAGAATGATGATATTCAGGTATCAGCAGCAGAAACAAAGAGATTGAACGATAAGGTGTACACCATGATGGCACGAAACTGTGGTCATCCTGATGATTACTTCAAGGACATCATTCACGATAATGCCCACGCTGACTGGTTCTTAGATGCTGATGATGCAAAGAAGCACAAGCTTGCTAATCATCTTAGGGTACCAAAGCTAGAAATTAACGTTGATGTGTCGATCGAAATGAAGTAACCGCATAATTACTCTTGAAAGGGAGAGTCTATATGCAAGAAGTTTTTTCAGAATGGTTATGCATGGTTAAATCTGCAGAACTTTGGTTTCACTCTGCACATCATCTAACGAAAGGAACTGGCTTTTCAGGGGATCACGTCAACTTGTATGGCGTGATCTACACTGAGTTGCAGGAAGAGTTTGACCGGAATGCTGAAAGAGTCCTTGGTCTGACTGGTAAAGAAGAACTATTGTGTCCCAAGGAAATAATTTCTTCAGCCCTTCTGTTGCTCGGTCAGTATCCTTCACCTGTTAATATGTCTGAGCACGACATTGCCATGACTGCTCATAAGTTTATCCTAGATTACTGCGTTTGGGAGAATAACTTTCACACCCATTTGGATGAAGCTGGCCTTTTAACGATTGGACTAGACGACCTACTTTCTTCTAACGCCAGCCGCCATGAGAAGTATGCATATTTATTGCAGCAGCGGACTAAGAGGAGCATTTAACGTGAAGATTACAAAAAGACAGCTTAGAAGAATTATCCAAGAGGAAAAGCAAAAGCTTGACGAGAACCCGCTTCGTAAAAGCCCGGATCAGAGAGTCAAGGATATGTCCGATCTCATTGAAAAACTTGGTCCAGAGAAATTTGCACGTGCTCTAATGATGGCAATGGGTGATCAGCAAGATGAATTAGACCAAACGATAAACTTCATCCGCATGCGCTTCCTAGGGTAAAATTATGAAGATTACAAAAAGACAATTACGAAGGCTTATTAAAGAAGCCATGGATCGCTTCGGCCGGCCCATCTACACTGATCAGCTCGGCAGCTATAACCCTCGCAGCGGAGAACTGCCGCCTAATCCATTTGTAGTTGCTGACAAATCTCGCGCGCGCAGAGGCGGCGATGAGATGAGGCAAAAAGGTTTTAGCGACGGATTTAATGGGGAAATTCCCCAAGAAGAAGACGACGATGCTTACATGCAGGGTTATGAAGAAGGGCAAAAGGCATCTGATTCTGGTGATTACGAGCTAAACGAACATTTTAGAAAAATTATCAATGAGGTCTTGGGTCAAAGTGATGTGTTTCCTGACCTTAATCATCCCCTAATTAAACAGTATGCCGACGAAATGCAAGGACCAATCAAGGGTCGACCTGGCAGTTGGTTCACAGAATATGTGACTTATAAGTACAACGCTGGTGGAGCAAGCCGTCAGAGTATTGCCGTCTACCTACTTCCCGACGGTAATTATACTGCTCGAGTTGGTGGATCATACAATAACACTATTTCTGGTAAGGTACCAAAGAATTTTGGAGATCCAGA